AAGCAGCGGCCGCCGTCGGGAAGATCACCTGAAAGTCCCCGTTGGTGGACGTCTTGTCCTCGCCGAAGTCCAGCACGACAACCGACGGATCGCCAGCGGCGCTGTCGTTGTAGATCAGCGCGCCGCGGGCCGTGATCGTCGACGAGGTGAACGTGATGTCGTCGAAGTCCGTGAAGGCGGTCGTCGAACTCGTGGTCGGCGTGACGTTGGTCAGCGCACCGCCGCCCGACGAATAGGACCCACTGGCCGCGACCTCGCCGCTGGTGGTGAAGGCCGTGGTCGTCGCGTCCAGCGTAGCGGTGTTGTCGTACAGCGCCAGATTGAACGTGCTGCCGGTGCCGTTGGTGAAGTCGTGCACGCCTTGCAGAAGCTCCTGCTTGAACGAGGTGCACATTGCGTTGCCGGAGAAGGCCATGTCAGATTCCTTTCAGTGCTTCTGCCAGTTCGGGATGCCCTGCATCTTGCAGGGCATTGTACACGGTTGTGCGGTCACTTTGAACCGCTTTTTTGAGATAGGCCGCCACCAGCTGCTCAACCTGCGTCTTAAACGCTTGCGCCTGCGCTCGAACGGGCTCCGGCGCTGTGTCCGACACCGCGACGATCTTGTCGGCGCACTGCTGAGCCAGCTCCTCGGGCGTAAACCCGCGGTTGCTGGTGGTGCGAACGTCGACTTTGAAACCCGGCGCGATGCCGATAGAACCTTCGATCATCCTTTGCTCCTGACAATTTCACCGGTGCGGTATTCGTCGGTGGTCTGTTTCGCTTCGCCCAGCATCTTCAAGCCCATCATCGCCTCTTGGGCGCGGGCCGAGTACAGCTGGGTCATGTCCGGGTCGCCCTTGATGAAAGTGTTGGCCTCCACCAATGTGCCATACAACAGGGCCAGCTCGGCATTCTCACTCAGCCATGTGGTGTCATTGTCCCCGCCGGCCGTCAAACTGGCCGGGCGGTAGAGGTATTGCAGCTGCGCGGTGTAGTCGACGTCAGGCGTCGGGCCGACAAGGAAGTATCCGTTGTCGAACTGCGCATAGTAGCGCGGCTGACCCGTCGTCGCCGTGTTCGGCGCGTAGGTCTGCACAAAACTCAGGTCCTTGAAGTCGACAAAGAAGCCCTCGTTGTCAGACCCTGTCAGCTTGAGCGCCATGGGCGCAAGAAAGTCCGGCGGCACAGGCAGGAAACGCCCGTTCGCGCTCAGGGTGGCGGTCGCGTTCTTCTGGAACAGCGAAAGCTGCACAGCTTTGAGGATGCGCTCCTCAGCCATGCGGATGAAGATCGGCAGGGTGTTGACGAACGTGGTTTCGCTCGTCTCGATAAAATCCTGCACCGATTGTTTCAGCTCGCCGTAGGTGAAGCTCATGACGTGGTTACCTCCACGGTTCCCACCCGGGCAACGGCACGGGGGCGTTCCAGTTTGGGGGCCATGATCGTCGGCACGCCAACGTAGACCTTGAAGGGCTCTTTACGGTCCGGGCGCGGGTTGCGCAAGGCCTGAGGATCAGGGCCGGCCTTTGGCGGCTCGAGTTGCGGGTGCTTCGGCTCATACTCGTCAGGGCCAACGAGCGCACCGGTCCACTCACGGCGCATCTCCTTGAGCCGATACCGGAAGCCCGACCGGTCCGAGATCCCATAAGCGTTCTTGTCAGAAGCGAAGGCCATCAGCGCCTCCGGTCTGGGGTCAGGAACAGGCTGACGCGGTCCTCGTCCTCCTCGGCCGCCCGCTGGAACTCTTCCTCGTACACGGCCTTGAGAAGCTGGGCCCGCTCGGGCGCCTTCTTCATGGACAGGTAGTAGGCCAGCCCCGCCACCATGCAGGGGTAGAACCGGAAGGGCACGGCGGTGGTGTTGGTCAGCGCGTCGGCGTCCTCGATGCGGCGGACGTAGTAGTACACCAGCTGGTCCGTCGAGTTCTCGGGCGTTTGCCAGAGGTTGATGACAGGGGCGATCTGCCGATCGAAGTAGAACTGCGAGGGCCGGCCCTGACTGTCCTTGTTCGGGAAGTCGAGGTAGTCGCCCCGGCTAATCCGCTCCATCTCGAAGTCTGTGCCGTCCCGGCGGAGAGCCATCTCGAGGATGTCCGCGACTTCCGTGCCGAGGGTCTCCTGCGACTGACCTTGGGTCAGGGTCAGAACATCCTGTTCGACTGTCCACAGGTTCAGACCGCGGTTGATCCACTCGGCAAACATCAGGTTCAGAGACCGACGTGCTGTCTTGGCATCATAGCCCGTGCGAACTTCGAGGCCGCACCGTTCGTACGCCTCCTCGATGATCTCACCGACGTCGATGTTGAAGTCTCGCGAACCTGACGTGGTCATGACCTACTCCTCGTTCACGATGTGGTTTTGGTAGCGCGCGTTCAGCGTGGCAACTGCGGCCGACACCATGAGAGTGTGGTAGCCCGTCTCCCAACCGCTTGTGATCAGCTCTTGGCCGTCATAGCCGGCGTAGGCCAAAGCTACGATCTCTCCGGACTTTGCGCGTTCGGTCAAAGACTTCAAAAGCTCAACCAGCTCTTGATTCACCATCCCAGTCGGAACCCCGCCCGACAAAGAAACCACGTTTTCGCTCATGTCACACCTTCTTGGTGTCTCGGATGCCTCGGCCGGCCATCACGCAGCCGCCGTTCTTGAAGCCCTTCACGCCGCGCCCCTTGAGGACGTCCGCCTGAGTGACCTTGCCGTCCTTGTTCAGGTCGGGAAAGCCCTCTTTCTTCTTGTCAGCCATCACTTCTTGACCTTGCCGCCGCGAGCCATCTTGACCTTGCCGCCGCGAGCCATCTTGACCTTGCCGCCGCGAGCCATCTTCTTTTCGGGGGTCTTCTTATCCTTCTTGCCGCGCATCATAGTGCAGCCTCCTTGTTCGTCTGTGAGCGATCAGGCGATCGTAATCGCGCTGGGTGTACGTCTGATAGTAACCTAGTTTCTCCAGCTGTGCAGCAGAATTATCAAGGTCCGTCAAACGCTGAATGAAGATGACGGCCTCATCGCTCAGGTGTGAGAGCACCCAGCAGTTGACGCCGGCTTCACTGAAGAACTCGTTCAAACCGTCGGCAGCCTGCTCGAGGTCCTCATATGGTTCACGGTAGTCCGTGTCCACAACCACGATAACATCCACGCCGTTCGAGGCGAGAAACTCCGGCAGGCAGGCCAAGACGGTGGGCCACAAGCCATCGACGCTACGCACTTCTTGAACCCGGCCCGCGTTCCACGCTGGCTTGGCGTAGGGGCAGGCCGGCAGACCGGTGCCCGGGTCGACCTCCGAGATGTTATCAATCCACTCTTCGATCAAAACACACGCACCATGCCGCCGGCCGCCTTCTTGACCTTAGCCTTTTTGGTGTTGGAAACCACTGTCTTGCCCTTGGCGCCGGCCTTTTTCTTTTTGCGGGCCGTGGCCTTGCGTTCCGACTTGCTCAGCGACTCGGCCTTGCTGCGCGGCAAACAGCGATCGGGGTTCTTCTTGTCCTTGGACGTGCCACACTCGCCAGCGATGTTGCCGCTCGAGTCGATCCGCACCCAGTTCTGGTCACGCCATTTCTTGAGCTCGCCCATCAGAACACCCGTACCATGCCGCCTTTGGCTTTGCCGTTCTTCTTACCCTTCGCCTTCTTGGCGTAATTTGGGTCCTTGCAGTATTTGCTGGCGGCCATGTTGGCATAGGCGCTGGGGTACGTGTCGAAGGTACGCTTGGCCCACGCCTTGCCCTTGGCGCAGATCTTGTTGCCCTTCTTTTTCTCGGCCATCGACCATCTCCTTACTTGATTGGGCCACCATGCAACCACGCTCGACACACACGGTCGCCAGCGCATTTGAAACCAAACAGCTGACAGTATCCTAAATTGGCGGACTTACGAGTTGCTGTTCTGTTTGAAGCAAGATGCTCCGCGCCCTGCTCCGGATAGTCATCTTCGTACCCCAAACCACCCTTAATACACTCCAGCATTTTAGGTGTCTGAATAAATGCTGCGCAGTTAGAGCACCGAGAAGTCTTTGCATCCTCTGACGAAATGCCCCACAGATCCGCAATCCCGCGCCAAAACTCCGGGTTTGGCTCTGCTGGGTTGAGGGGGCCGTAACCATGCTCTTCAATGGCATAGTTGCGGTTTTTCAGGTTCAAAGCGACGTCAGTTGTGGGGACGGGACAGGTGCCGTCGTCTTTGTAAGAAGCAACCAGTGCTTCTCCAACAGCCTTATTGCCACGAACGGCCATCAGTCTTGGCCCTTCATCGCCATCTGTTTGCGCGGGCTGCACTGCATCTGGTCGACCTTGCCGCCCTTGGCGTAGCCGCGCTTCTTGCTGCCGGTCTTGACCTTGCCGCCAGCCATGTAGCCCTTGGATTTCTTCTTCATGGGAACCTCCGTAATCTGCTTGCCCATAGTCGCTCGGTTCATGGGTTGCCACCCGAGTTAGAAGACGAATGCTTCAGGATCATCTTGATGTCCGTCCGCATCTCCGCCAACATCTTGTTGGTCTCATCCCGCGCAGTTTGGGCCTGCTCAAGATCTTCTTTGCGCTGCGTCCACATGCGCTTGATCTCTTTCTCGTTTCCCAACGCTTTAGCCTCCAGTCGCACGAGCCAGACCAGAAACGCGGTGAAAGCGCCCCCGATGGCCAGCATTTCCTTCAGGTAATCCATTTTGTCACCCCACACTTTTCTTCCCCGAACAGCCCCACGCCTTGCGGCGCACTTTGACCTTAGGGGTGCGTTTCTGAGAGACGGTCCGCGCGCAGTAGGCGTCTCCGCGTTTGGTGCCGGGCGACGAAACTCGGCGCCGGGTCTTGCCCTTGCTGTCCTTGTACGTGGTGCCGTCGGCATATTTCTTCGAGGCGGGCTTTTTCTCAGCCATCAAAGCGCCTCCTTACGCGTAGAACAGTGTGACTGCGTCGACGTTAGTGGCAGCGGACAGAAACGGGTCCTTG